GGATTCGTTTAGCTCTTGAACAGTCCATTTTTTTGTTTCATGTGCAATTACCTCTAGGACAATCAATCTTGCTGTTCCTATTCGCTTTTCAATGCCTATCCGATAGTTAAGTAGGTTACCGCTTAGATAACTGTTGCAGTGTTCACATTGAAGATGTACATTGTCTTCGTGAAATCTGACGTTTGAATGACCGCCTTGTGAAAAATAATGTCCAGCGTTTGCTTTTTTAGGCTCATTTCCGCATGATATACAGCTCATTCCTTTGTCTCTATGGCGAATGTATTTGTTAAACGTCATCTGTGCTAACTTCAACCAGTCCTGTAAAGACATTAGTTCTTTTTTCAACCGTGTTTTTTTAGCCTTCCATTGTTTTTGCTTTTCGGTTTCTACCCAAACACGAACACATTCAGGTTCTAAGCAATACTTTTGGAGAAAGCGTATAGGCTCAAATTTCTCTTTGCAGTTTTTACATCGCATATTATTTCGTTTTAGTTATGCTTTACGCAACTGTTGCGCCTAGCAACTAGTTATAAGCAATAAAAAAAATCCCACCGCACATTTTTAAATTTAAAATTTTGTTTTTAAAATAAAGAGGTTTGTATTGTGTGTTCATGTATCCTTTTCGTTGCATTGTTAAAATATTCTTCGTCAATCTCACAGGCGGTTAATTCGCATCCCATATCATAACAAGCAATAGCAATACTTCCGCTTCCTAAATGTGTATCTAATATCTTTTGTCCTTTCTCTGCGTAATTGTGCAGCAAGTGCCTGTATAATTCAACTGGCTTTTGTGTTGGGTGTATGCTTCCGCCTTTTTGTGCTATCAATCCCCTGTTTAGGTTTATCATTCGGGTTGCAACTTGAAAGCTACTATAAGCGATTTCGCCATCACTCATAGTTAATCCTTCTTGTCCTTTATACCAAAATATCCACCCTTTTGTGCCTTTAGTTAAATGTTCAACAAAATAATTTGCGCCCCAAATAATTTGATTTTTGCTAACTCTTTCTAATTCTCTAAAATATTCTGCGGTAGGTATTGCATTATCCCACCCTTTGTGTTTATGTGCCTTTCTGTTATGTTTAGGGTTCTTGCAAATACTTTCTTTTTGTCCGTCAATCCCTATTCCATAAGGTGGGTCAACTATTGCCAAATCAAAATACTTGTCTGGAAATTCCTTCATCATTATCATACAATCTATATTTCGTAAATCCATTTTAAAAACAAAATTTTAAATTTAAAAATCTCCCCTTCTTTTTTTTACAGCTTATAACAGCACCTATGCGCCATTAAAACGAGCGCATAGCTGCAAAACGTTATATGCCATTCATTAGATTATTATTCATTATTTCCAACTGTTCTACTTTTCTTGACAGTTCCATATTTTCCCTATGTAGGTTGTAGTTTACGCTTTTTAAGGTGTTTAACTCCTTCTCAGAGACGAACAAGTGCATCAATACCTCTTTCATTTCTTCTAGGTGTTTCTTTGTACCTATTCTAAATGGTTCGTGTTTTGGTTCGTTTAACTGCTCAAGTCTCTTCAACTCCATCGACAAGCTGCCTATTATTGCGCTTACTTGTGTTTGGGTAAGTAAATGGTCTAAATCGTTTATCATAGTTCTTGTTTTTAAAATGGACAATCGTCAGGTTTAACGTAATTCAAGCTGTTGTTTATTTGTATTTCTGTTTGCTTAGGTGGTTTAGGTCGGTAGTTTCGTAATGGGTCAGCTCCTCCTATCTGAAAACCTTTTCCGCTATTAAAATCACAGAATACAAAGTCATCTAGAGCTGTTATCTTTCCTCCAGTGTCCGTGTCTTTAATCTTCTCTACTGAAATCAAAGTTACATATTTCATTGATTCGTGTTTTATTAGCCTATGGATTACGAACATATCGTCACATCGGTTTAGAAAAGCCTTACCTCCTTCAATGTGGTCTTTCATTGGTGGTTTAAGATGTCCTTTCCAATTATGGCTGTCAGGGTAAATATTCCCACTTCTACCGCTTTCAGTGTTTGGGTGCGTGTTTATATACAAAGTTTTTCCTGTTTCGTTTACAAACTGCCTAGCCATGTTTAAAAACTTGTAGTTACCCTCATAACCCATTTCACGGTCAAGCCCAGTGTACGGGTCAATCAAACAAGCGTCACACTCTGTTTCTTTAAATATCTTAAGCAGCTCGTTTGGTTTGTACAGTTTGCTGTTATCCACAAATTCAAAATACTGCTCTATGTATGCTGAGTAATTTCGTATTTCCATTTCTGAAAGCTCTTTGAAATTCTTACCAGTGTATATCTGTATCATGTCTCGTAGAATCTGACCGTATTGATTCTCTCCTGACCATAAACAGAATGTTACTCCGTGTTTTAGTGCAAGTGATAGAAAGTACCAATTTATCCAGTATGTCTTTCCTACGTTGTCATGCCCTAGAATAATGTTTAGTTGTTTAGGTTTAAATCTTAGATACTCATCCATGTAGCAGTCAAGTCCTAGACCTTGCTTTATTTTGCCATTACGATAGTCTAGTAAGTATTTTAAATGTTGTCCTTTAGTATTTTTCATATCCGAGTTCAATTGCTTTTCTTACCAATGGGTCTAATTGGTCTAGTGGTAGTTTATCAGGTTGTTTAGGATAATTCCTTTTTAACCATTTGTTTGCTGTCAAATATAAAGATTTATACTTATCGTTGCCTTTGTAGTTTTCAATGTCATCTAGTGTACTGTCAATTTGTTCTTTAGTGTATTCATTAGATAGCTTTTCAAATTCAATTTTAGATATAGACAATTGAGCGAAGCTCCTATATATATTTTCTTCTTTATTATTCTTATCATTCTTGTTTGTTGTTAGTTGTTTGTTAGTTGATTGTTGTTTGTTTGTTAGTTGCGTGTTAGTTTGAGTTTCTTCGCTTTGGTAATCTGCATATTTACAGACAGTTACAACAGTATATTTGTTTGTTGTTTGCGTGTTAATTTCGTTCGTGTTTTCAAACTTTTTTAAAAGTGTTCTTACAGTCTGTAAACTGATACCAGTATCACTAGAAATTTTACCATAAGATGTTATAAACTGACCTTTGTTTATATCAATACCTTGCCAAGTTCCATCTTTATGGTTTGCTTTTAAAAGTAGATACATAAACAAATGAACAGCTTCACTTTTATTAAACCACTCCCAGTTTAAAAACTGCCTATGCAACTTAATCCAACCGCTCATACTCATGTTGTTTTAATGCGTTTTGATATGCTAGATGAGCTTCGTATTCGTCTGTAAAATACCCTAAATGTTTTCTTTTTCCATTCATTAATATTAAACTTTGCCATTTTTTATATTTTTTACTCCAACTAACACCTTTGAATTGACTTGAGTATTTACCTTGTGTTTTATAAGCATTATATCTTGCAGTTACTATTTGTAAATTTTCAACTCTATTATCTAATTTATTGTCGTTGATATGGTCAATAACAAGTTTAAGTCCGCATGGCTTGTGATTTAAAAATGCAATAGCTACTAATTGATGAACACCAAAACCTCTAGGTTTTATATTTTTACTTAATCTAACCATTAAATATCCATGTCGATTAGCATGTAATTTTAAAATTTTACCGCTATGTCTCTTAATAGTTCCATTTCCAACTGTCCATTCTTTAGGTAAACTTTTAACTCTTCCTAAATTACTAACCTGATACAAACCTTCGTATTCAGGAATGTCTTTCCAAATTTCTTCCATTTTAAATTTTTAAGCATAAAAAAACCCTATCAAATCTGTAGGAGTCTCACGTCTACATCATTGACAGGGTAAATAATTCCTGTTGGTTAACTATGTTTGAGACTCTAACCAGTTACAAATATAACTATAATTTTCTAATTTGTTTTATGTCAAGTAAACACCTGAGTGAATTTTTTGCTTGATAACTAACAAGTCAGTGTAGTCATTAGCTGAAAGAACGTCATCGAATATGCTTGACTGGATGTTCTTATTCATAGCTATAAAATCGTGTTTTATTTGAGCTATGTCTGTTCTGTAAATGACATCACCTACCTGAGTGTATGTCCTATGCTTTTTAATCGCATGAATAACCGTAGCATGGTCTCTGTCAAATAGTTTACCTATTGCTTCAAGTGACATTCCTAAACTTCTCAGCTTAAACATAATATAACCCCTCATGCCTACCAGCTCGCGTTTTCTGCTTCTGCTTGACAAATTGTATTTATCGATTAAAGTAATTGCGTTACTCACCTTTGATTTATCACTATTTATTGTCTTCATCTCCTCCAAAATATTCCCAAAATTTCATACCCATCCACATACCTACTGATACACCTAAACAAAATGCACCAAAGAATAAAGCTAAATCTTCTGTCATAATTCTACATTTTGTGTTCTACATTTTGTAAAACCCATTGGCGAAATGCCTGTTGGATTCCTATTTGCTGCTCCATTGCTTCCATGTTAGCGCCGTTTAAAACACGGTCATCTAACTTTCTAATCTGAGCAATTAAGTTGTTAACGTGCATCTTTGCACTCCTCTCAAACTCTCTGTCCTCTACTAGGTCTTCTAAAAAGTCTGCAATTACTGGCAGTATCGAAACACTCGCCACAATTTTAATTTGATTGTCTAACATTACTTATCTAATTTAGTTTTTAACTTTTCTATGTAAAGAGTAGCATCCATCAGCTCCTCCTGTAAATGGTTCAACCAATCCTTAACTAAAAGGTCATTTCGGTCTAACGTCTTTCCGTACTTTTCAATACCTCTTTCTGAGCGCTCTTTGTACTTGTCTCTAACGCTTTCTACTATGCTATCTTTCATATACTTTTTGTTTGATTAGTTTATTGTCAATATACAGCGAATGAACGGTTACATTCTTATCATTCGTCTTTTCAACCCTTACATGAGCTAGTTCTTTGTCTTTAATAACTATCACAAACTCGGTCACGTTATCAGCGCTGTGTTTAAACATCCAACGTTTAAAAAATCTCATTAGTCTCATAGTTCAATAATGTATTTGATTTCTGTAAGTGCTGGTAAACCATCCTGAATTACTAATTTAGAGTACATCTCAACGGCTTTTAGTACGTCTGTGGCATCTATAGTTATTCCGCTTAGTAAAGTCTCGTCAGAAGCGTTTAAATCGCCTCGTTTTAAAAAGTACGTTATGTGATACTTTCTCATGGTTATCTTTTTCATCTGTATCTTTCGTATTTAAGGTGTTCAAATAATTCGTTTTCTAAGCTCTGAATCAGCTTTTCGTGTGCTGCATAGTTAACAGATGCTGACTTAATAATGTCTTCGTAGCGCTGTCCGAGTTCGTCACCTAAATCTGCTGTGACATCTCCGTAGCCGTAACACGTTTCACACTTCTCTGTTTGGAAACATCCTCCGCAGCAGTCAGATGCTGACCTACCGCATTCTTTAAGGTATTCTACTCTACCTTCTCCTTGACAATCTAAACAAGTCATATCTGCTCAATTAAACCGATTAATACTGTAAGGATTACCCATGCTAAAAATACTCGTCTTTTCATTGTGTTTTGCTTTAATGTTATATGCAAATATAATACTTATTTTGATATATCAACAAAAAAACAAACTTTTTCAACATTTTTTTTTATCAGGAAACAAAAAACCCCTATTTCTAGGGGCTAAAGCAAGAATCTATGAAAAATTGGAATGCTCAAATATACAATTAAATTGGAAACTGAGTACTATCTACGATTGTTTTTTCGTGAAAAGGTGTGTGTATCTTTAATATTCTGCCCCCTAATGGCTTTGGTGGTGCGCCTCTTTCAACGTGCCATCCGCTAAAACCGTCTTGGTATTCCTCTTTATACGTTCCTGTAAGCATTAAATGTATTCGTTTATGTTCTACAGAGTGTCCGCTTTTTGAATGTGTATGTACTTGCTCTCTAACGTCATTACGTGCAGCGTTCTCGTGAATGTGACCCATAGTGAACACATCCATGCCCTCAAACATCTCTAATGCTCTAGTAAGGTTTAACGCTCCTTTGGTAACTACACCACCACCGCCTGAGCCGTGAAAGTATTTAACCTTAGTTGATTTGCGTTGTGTAGCTGTTACATTCTGACGGATAAAAAACCATCCACCGTAACCTCCAGTATGTACGTTAGAACCGTTCTTATAGTTTAACAAGTCAACAAATCTCTGTAGCAAGTCTGTTTCTTGAAACTTAATGATAGCAGTCTCATGGTTTCCGTAGCCTAACACTGTCAAAATATGAGCATAAGGTGACCACCACTCTACAGCAGTCTCTACTATCGAATCTAAATATCTAGCATTATTATGTTCAGGTCTTATCTCAGATTTATTCCTACGGTTATCTCCTCTTCCTTGCATTAAACAAAAGAAGTCACCGTTAACCATTACAGGAATATTATGCTTTACGCAGTAGTCTAGATGTTTACGGAGTAAATCCCAGTCACAATGTGGGTTGTCCCAATGGATATCTGACAGCATAGCTACCTGAGTCTCGTTTCCATCTACTACTAATTCGTGGATGTTACGAGAGTGCTTTATAACTTGCATTTATCCTCTAGCTTTGCGAATAATACGAGCTATGATATTACCTAATACTTTTGGAGCTTTCTCGTCTACTGTTACGTCTACGTCAAGTCCGTTCTCTTCGTCTTTTGTTATTTCTGCGTCAATGATAGGAGTATCTATCTCTGCTTTGAATTTACCGTCTTTTCGTGAAATCTTAATGTCAATGTTCTTAGTGTCTATGTTGACCTCTAAGTCTTTTTTCTTTCTCTTAGCCATTTTTAAGCGTTTTAAAAGGTTGTTAAAATAATTCGGAAGCAATATACCGAAAAATATGTAGAGTGCGTTAAAATTCATTTATAAGGCAATAGGTTACGCTCTTTTGATTCTTGCATAGTTTTATAATTCTTTCGTAGTGTGCGTTGTTCTGAACTACTTGACATCCCTCTGACCACCCACCAATTTTAGGAGATACGTTAGCTGAACCAAAGTTATAAGTAGAACCGTGAAAGTTCATGTATATATTATTAGTATATACTTCGCCAACTACATCTGTTTTACCGTCTTTATCAAAGTCTCTTGTATATGGAATACCTTTAACTTGACGTAGAGCTGGCATCTTGCCTTTATGCAGTCCGTAGCGATAACAATCGTAGTGCCACATATCAGCCATCATTACAGCAGTTCCTTTTAAACCTTTGTTTGTAGTTCCAGCAGCTACCATTAAAAACTGCTCACCTTTGAACACGTAGAACTTGTCATCGTATGCGTCTGTAGTGTCTTCGTTAGACCTTACTCCGAGAATCCAAACGTCATGCGGAATGTACTGAAAGTTGACAAGGCTTTTAACTCTATCTAAAAGCTCTTTGTCTTTGTAGCTTCTTACCATTTAATTACGCTTTTTTACGTTTGATAGCTGTTTCTTTTGGCAACACTGCGTAGTAAGTAGAGTGGTTAGGTATTCGTGTTTTTACATCGGTTGAAAACTGGTATTTGTCGTAACATCTGTACAGCTCACGTTCAACTTCGTTTAGCCTTTCGTTAGTGTAGAAAAGCCAAGCAGCCAAAACACCGACAGCTCCATGCTTTTTAATTGTGTCAAGTAAAACAGTTAGTGTCATATCTCGTACTTCGGTAATTCTACGTCATTAACCCAAAGGATAATTTCCTCATCTGTCCAAGTTTCCGTGTATGTAAACCCTTGCAAGTTAACTCCGAATGTCGCTGTGTCAGTAGTCAAAACTACGTCAACGCTACACGTTTTTGCGTTAATTGCATCTGCTACGTTTACAACCTCTACTGTTGGGTTGACTATCTCTACGTTAAATTGTTCAAATTTATAAGTTGCCATAATTTTTTTATGTTAAAGTTGTTCCTGTTACTGTGAAGGTGCGTACAGCAATAGTTCTTAAAGCTGTTGTTTTTGAAGTAGTAACTACCCCTCCAGTTGTTGCCCTATTTATCCAAGTTGTTGAGTAATTTGTTGATGTTCCGATATTTATTGTTCCAATATTAAAAGGATTATAATTTAAATTGTCAGCAATTGAAATGCCACCATCCCAAAGTATATTGTCAAGTTCTTTTCTGTTTAAAAGCCTCCATCCAGAAGTAAATAAACCAACTGATAAATTTAATCCCCAATCAATTGCTGCATCAAAAACCCTATTAACACCTAATGAGCCTATATAATACCCTAACACATTACTTCCATTATAAGTAGACCAATCAATAACAATGTTATTAGTATATGTCTGACCGCCTAACTCATCCGTGAATCTGTTCGTGTTTCCAAATGGGTTGTTACTTGCAAGTACAGTAAATGAAGTTGCTCTACCAGCTTCTAAATCACCGTCATCACCTGTTCGATATGAAGTGGTTTGCCCTGTCTTCATTAAGGTTGCTCCTACTGGAGGTGGTGTAGGTGGAGTTATCTCACACCATGCT